CTGTCTGTCTGTTAACATCCATGATTTTTCTGTCTGTTGCTTGAATCATTCTTTTTTCTGATTTCAATCCTTCAATTTTGATTTCTTTAATTATTTTAACTTCTAAAGTATCAACATTTTTCACTACTTTATCTACTCTACCATTAGTGGTACAAGTTTTAAAGAACACGATAATAATTAAGAAAAACATAATTCTGTTTCCCCATACATCAATAAAATTTAATATTGCTTTCATAATTTTTGTTTTAGTTTTATCATAAAAGTAAAAAACCTTCTATTATAATAAATAGAAGGTTCTAAACTTTTTACATATATTCATACAATATGGAACTATCATTCCTTAATTTTCGTAAGGCTTTCTCTTTGATTTGTCTAACACGTTCCTTTGTTAGATTAAAATCACCACCAATATCTTCAAGAGTTCTTGGTGTTCCGGTTAGACCATAATAGTCCTCAACAATAACTTTTTCTCTATCATCCAAGACATTCAATAATGAAATCAATTGTCTCTTAAGTTCATCTTTACTATTAAAGATTTCATCCGGCATCTCTGCTTGGTCGTTTTTAATAATATCCACAAGAGTGTCTCCATCTTCATTGATACTCATATCCAAGTCAATCATTGAAGGTAGGTTTTGAAACTTATCCTCTAACTTACCACCATTAGATTCAATTGCTTTCTTAGCTCTATGTAAATCTTGAACTACATTAACTGGTAGTCGTATAGTACGAGCATTATCATTTAATGATTGGAGAATTGATTGTTTAACCCACCACACAGCGTAAGATATGAATCGAAGATTCTTTGACCAATCAAAATTTTGGATTGCTTTCATTAATCCTAAATTACCTTCAGAGATTAAATCAGGGAAATCTAACCCTTGATTTTGATATTGTTTAGCAACAGTAATAACAAACCGTAAATTACCCTCTAATAATTCTTGGTTCACTTCGTTAACCTCTCTTGGTGTTAAAGTTCCGGAACTAATCATTTTAGATAGTTCTCGTTCTCTTTCAGGAGTCATTACTTTAATCTTACGAATATCCTTTAAATACAAGTTAATCTCTTCTTGATTAATTGGAATACCTGAGCTTTTTTCTTTCATATTAATTTGAGTATTTGTTTAGTTGTGATAATTCTTTTTCCGTCAGCGAATTTAACCCTTTTTCTTTTATTTTTTCGAGTAATTCATCTAAAGATGGACTACGTTGTTTATTTTTAATTTCATCAATGTCTGACCACTCATCTTCATCGTAGTCAAAATCAAAATTATCAATGTTTAAATTAAAAGTGTCTCGAATTTTGTCTTGTATCATTTTTCGTACCTCAAATTCTTCTGTGTACGAATTGTTTGGTTTTTCTGACATAAAGTCATTGATACCATCATTAAAAAGATGTTTAGATATTTTTTCAGGTAAACCATATGACAAATTGTCAGATGTATATGGTAGTAAGACATACATAATGTCTCCTACATCTAAAATCATATCAACATAGTCTTTTACATCCTGATGAGAATCTAATGTTGAGATTGTGAACACAGATGACTCTGGTCCGAAATAAAAATTAAGATTGGGTGTGTCTGAAATAACACATAATTCTTCTGCGATTTGTTCTGTAAATTCTTTTGGGTTGTCGTTTTTTGCAAAGACAAATAAAATGTATTTGGTTAATCCAATCATATGTTATACGTTTAAGTTATAAATTATGTTACAAATGTAGTGAAATTATTTAGATATACTCAATAATTATATAAAATTTTTTTCTTCCATAGGGTTATGAGCCATAACAAATAAATTATTATAAATAAGTATCTGAATTAAACACTCTAACTTTTTCTGAGGTATGTTTTGAAAACGATAATAAATCTTCTTTAGTATATGAATCACCATCAATTAAAACAAAAAATGATACGTTTTCATTAGGATTTGATTCACAAAATTTTAAAGATGACTTTAAAAATTGAACTATTTCGGATTTAGCACTATTTTGCCCCCCTCCTTGGTTAAAGGTTGTTTTTCCTAGCCCATAATCAATATGCCCATTTTCTTTTTCAACTTTATAATCAAAACTTCGAGAAGTTTCCCCTTCTATTTTTTCATACGTAAGTTTTGTCGAATTTTTACTGAATCTAGGTGCAATAGAATTACCCATTTTTTCAATTTCAACTCCCTTAGACTTTAAATGCTCTAATTGAACTTTTTCACTGATATTTTGTCGGGTTATTTCAATGGCAAATTGAACGATTGCATATGTATCTTTAACAGTTGTAATATCTAATAAAACATCGTTTACTACTTTATCAAGGTAGTTTTTTTTAATGTAGTTTTCAATTTTTTTCAACAAGTTTTTTTGTGGTTTAGTTTTACCAATACCTCCGTTGTCCAATATTTGTTGAGACCACTTTACAACATTTTTTTGGTTTTCTTTAACTTTTAATTTGTGGGTATTCCAATATCTATCGGAATGTGTCAATATTTCTGTCTTCATCTCATTTTTTTTTAAAAAGTAAACAAATAAAATTAAAGAGTCAAATTTTTTTTATTTAAACTCTCTTTTGTAATATATTCATTCAATATAGTTTCATTTTTTATAACACCAACTAATCTTCTATCACAAATATCACAATAAGTTTCATCCAATTCAGAACCAATCCAATTTCTACCCAACTGTATTGATAACTTAGCCGTTGTTCCTGAACCCATAAAAGGGTCGTAAACTAAATCATCTTCTTTAGTCCACGTAATAATATGTTTTGCGGCCAATTCTTCCGGAAAAATTGCAGGATGTTCAAACGCAACAATATCTTTGGTAGACTTATTCATTCCATTTTTAATTAACCATATATTATTTTCAATACCATATTCATTAACCGGTTTACCATTAAACCCTGGTATCATTTCACCGTCAGCGTTTCTGAATTTTCTTGAGTTCCTTACCGCTCCCGCTGTTACATTTTTCTTCATAATTGGGTTAAAAGTGTTTGGTTTACCCTTTGAGAATACAAACATATATTCAAATGTCTGATTATATCTAGTTTTTTGAGGAAAAGGTGTTCCAGTTTTTTGGTATATCATTGTGTCGTACAAATCAAACCCACATTCTTTAAAGAAAAGTGCTTGTCTAAATGATGTTCCTGTTTCACTACCTTTATTTGTAGCGTCACCAACAACCCAAACAACTACACCACCTTTTTTAGTTATTCTAAATAATTCTTTTGCAATATCTTCAAATGGGAATGAATATCCGTTAAATTTTGTTTTATTCCCACTTAAATGAGCGTTATAAGTCCTTAAATCATCATAAGGTGGCGATGTTAAAGTTAAATCTATTAAACCATCACTTATTTTAGACATTGTTATTAAACAGTCTTCATTATACATTCTATTATTCTCTACCATATGTCTAACTATAATTAATTAATCTTAAAGTTTCCACATTATTGGGAAACATAACTTATATTTTCTTCTTTTCTAATTCTTACCACGTTATCCGCCCAATTTGTTACTAATGGGTTGTGTGTAATAACAAATATCTTCTCAAAGTATTCTTTAATCTTACTAAAGAATTCCGATACCATCTCCAAGTTGTCGTTGGATATCTTTCCGAACACCTCGTCGAATACAACAACGTTAGCTCTTGGTAATGAACATATCTTACTCAACACAGCTCTTAACGCTAGTGATGCAATAGTTCTTTCATACCCGGAACCGGAAGACATTGGTTTCTCAACTTGAGTGTTGTTATCAATCATAAGGAAGTCTACTTCATTTTTATCATTAATCTTAACCTCTAATCTGAAGTGACAACTATCCTCTAACAATCGTTGAAGTTCACTGTTGATAAGTGGCATCATCGTCTTCATTATAAGTTTAGTCACACCATTCTTACCAAATATTTCCAAATAGATTTTATAGATTCTTTCTCTCTCCGCCTCTTCAGCAATCTTTCTAATTGTTTCCAAGTTAGAAGTTATCTTAGTTGTTAGATTAGTTATCGTAAACTTATTGTTTGAGATACTAGTTTCAATAGTTTTCTTCTCACCCTCAAGTTCATCAATTCTGATTCCTGCTTTAATTAACAATCCATCTGTTTTGTTGTTTTCAATAATCTTATCCTGAACCTCAGAGTATCTTTCCAATTTGGTTTTCAACGCATCAATCATCAATTGGAAACGTTCGACACTTAATTCGTATTTTTCTTTGATAAGTTTGTTTTTCTCATACTCATCAAACTCTTTTTTAAGATTAACAAAACTTAACTCTTTGCTGGTTAAATCCTGCATTAACCCTTCTAATTCCCCTTTGTGCGTGATAAATCCGGCAAGTTCCCCAATTTTTGCATTGGTAATTGCCGCGTTCATCAGTTCAATACCACAGTGTTCACATTTGATTCCACCATCAACAGAACTTTTAAGTTCTTCAATACTTTTAATCTTTGCGTTGTTCTCCGCTTGTTTGGTAATCAAATCCTTAATCTCTTGTTTTACCTCATCGTGTTTGTCCTCGTGGTAAAATTCAGATGGTTCAACAACCTTAACCCCATCTCTATCAGAAATAGATTTAGATTTTTGGGTCGACAACCCAATAATTTCTTCCTGAATCTTGTCCGGTGATACCGTCATCAATTCATTATCAATGTTGTGTTTGGATTTTAACAACCCATCACGATACTCCTGACCCTTAACAATTCTTGCTTTCGCATCTTCCAATTGAGTATCCAATGTGATATTACTCTCCGTTAGAGTATCAATTGTATCTTGACTAGTTTGGTTATCCGTTTTAAGTTCTTCAGAGTTATAAATGTTTGACAACATTCCTTTGGAGAAGTCACTATAAATTTCTTTAGCAGCTTCTTCCTTTCGTTTAAGAAAATCCAACCCCATAAACCTTGAAAGAACTTGACCCCTCGCCGTAGGTTTGGCATCAATTAGTTCTTCCAAGTTGGTGGCAGTGGTTAGGATGGTCATTAAGAAGTCCTCTTTGGTTCCGATAGATGTTTTGATAAACGCCTCGGTCTCTCTTCGTTGTTCTCCGGTGAAGTTCTGCAAACTACCATCAGACAATCTTTTGTAGAAGTCCAACTCGGTCTTAACCGTCCATTCATTTTTCTTTGATAACTTTCTCTCAATATTTCTCAATATGATATACTCCTCACCATCGATTGTAATCTCACCTTTTACGGCAACTTTGTTTCTCTCGGTAAACCTGTTAAATATTTCCTCCGCTTTGGATGTCTTGGTTGTCTCATTAAAGAATAAAAACATAAGTAAATCCACAGTCAAAACTGTTTTACCCCCAAAGTTAGGTGGGTTTGATTCAACAACCGTAATCCCATCACACTTCTCAAAATCTATCTTCTGATTCTCACCATAGGATAAAAAGTTTGAGAACTCAATATTCCTAATATACCATCTCTTAAACGGAGTGGCGTCGGTTTGGTCCTGTAACAATTTATTATCCACAATACTGTTAAGTTGGTAGATATCGTCGTAGTGTTCCATATTCCCTTTTGACTCCAAGAATGAACGAACTAATTCTAATTGATAGTTCTCATCCAAGATGTTAAAGGATATGTCTACGGTATGTGTGGTGTCCTCAGCAACCTTTGTCTTTGTAATAACATTAACATTGGTTGTGTTGTACTTCTTTTGAAAGTAATGACGAACACTCTTTATTTTTTCTTGAGTAAAGTTTTCAGCATAATCCTCCCATACAATCTGTAAGTAAGGATTATCAAAACTTGTGATATCTAAATCTTTTATCATTATTGTGTAATTAAATTGAGGTGGGGGATTGAATAAATCCATTTGATGAATGTCTAACAAATGTCTAAACGATGTCTAAAAATGTCTAAACCGATTGTGGGGTTACAACCTCAGCATCTGTTACGTTAATTTCATTTGTTTCCCCAACAATTACATCACTAAGAACCTCAGCGTTTAATTCAGTTGTTTCACCATTTTCATTTTGGTATTGAGCTTTTAACTCCTCCATTTGTTTTTCAAACATTTCAGTATACTCCGCTTGAGCTTTTTTTCTTAATCCTCTAAGAGCATTGTTTCTTGTTGTTACTCTTGCTTTGTGAGCTTTTGCTCCACCACGTAATTTTGACTTTGGCATAATTGTATTTATTTATTTAATTGTTATTTAATTCGTTATTCATTTGTTCTCGTATTTCCTCTAATGTTATTCCAGGTTCATTATTAATTCGTTCTTTAACCTCACTAGTCAGTCTATCAATAATGTCTTGACCTAAGTTCTTATCTCTATCAGATAACCCCATATGATTAGGACTCTCACCACCTTCATCATCATTACGATAATAATCCAACCAATCCGGTCTTTCTTGAACTTTAATACTCTCAACTTTCTTAATCATTTTTTGAACTTCCGTTTCAGACCCTTTTAACATTTTAGATATCTGAACCTTTCGTTCAATATTTCTAAACCTATTATAATAATCATTAGTCTTCGCTCCGTGGAAGTTAATATCAGTTTTATTATCTTCCAAGTAATATATGATATCAACAATTTCATCACTGTCATCATTAATTCCCATATCATTTACCAACTGAAAGAAATCATCACATTTAATAACCTTTCTAGTCTCAGTTTTATCTTTTAAAAACTTAATTACAAAATCACCTAATTTATTTTCCATATCTTAATTTTTTGTTGGTCTATTTTCTTCAAACCATTCCACGATTGAATTGATTGTCCACACTGAACCTGACGCTAACATACCATCAAAGAACCAAGAACACCAACTTGGAACTCCTAACATTTCGTGTACTGGTGAATATAAGAAAATCCCAAAAAAGAATCCAATCCATACTGATGCACACATCATACATTTAATCATATCACTCACAAATATAAAAAATCCTCGAAAAGGAAAATGTGGTGTGTTCGATGCTTTGTTAATTGAGTTTCTCGGTCCATTAAAGATACTTCCGTAAACGATTATGTTAGTCATACCGTAAGCCATAATCATCCATAATAATAATTGTGTTATCATACTACATTGTTTCACTTATGTTGGAACCTTTTAAATAAACAGCTCCCTGTTCAACTCTTATCGATTCCAATTGTTTATTTATTTTTTCAAGGTCTTCAATCCTTGTGTTTTTTAAAGATAGTTCTTTTCTAAGTTTCTGTAAAGTTTCTTGGAGAAGTAATGTCTTATCATTTGATTTTTCTACCTCAACAACTTTTTCCACTTCAACTATCTTCTCAATTATCTTTTCTACCTCAACGATTCTTTCCACAATAGTTTCAACCGGAACTTCTTTGACGACTTCCACAATTTTTTCAACAATTATTGGTTCAGGTTTGTCACAAATATTGTCTAAATTTGTTACAGGAACTTCTACTCTTACTTCTTTGATAACTTCTCTGTCAAGATATTTGATAACCTCAACTTCTTTGATGATCTCAACCGGAATCTCCTTAATAACTTCTTTAATAACCTCAACTTCTCGGATTATTTCTTTGATGACCTCAACCTCTTTGATAACTTCAACCGGAACTTCAACCCGTATTTCACGGATTACCTCAATTTCTACCTGTTTTTCACCAAAAATACCTGTTTTTACTGAATCATCACCAAGAAGTCCATATTTCTTTATGTTAAACCCTTCGGTATAACATTTGGAAATAAACTTATCCACATCCTTAATATTGTTTAATTTACAATATTCATTGACACTACTTAATTGACTACTTGTTAATTTAATTTCCACTGTTAACTAATTTCTCAGTCCCATTTATAATATCATCAAATGATTTCATCTTAAATGATAAGAAAGGTTTTGAATTATCCAAATCAACAAATGAATATTCATCTGATTCAAGATTGTATATCCCAAATCCGTGTTTAGTTATTGTCTCACCATAATTCTGTTGAATTGTTGAACCAACCATATATGCTTTCTTTCCACCAGGTATGTTGAAGATTTGTCTTTTGTGAATATCACCACATAATACTAAATCACATCCGTTAAATTTATCCGTTTCAAATCCGGTTTCAAACTTATATCCGATGTCTGTAGTTAATCCTTGAACTGGTCCGTGAAATAATCCAATCTTTAATCTACCCGTTTTTTCAATCTCAGGTGGAATGTTATGGTCAAGTAATGAATACACCACCCAATCAACATTATCATCCTCGTATTCACCTCTGTTTTTCAAATAAACGATGTTGTCGTTCTTTAATGAATCAATCACCGGTGTAAGGGCGTCTAACCTTGAAGAGTTTGATTCCAAAAAGTCGTGGTTTCCAATAATAACTATGGTTTTGGCAATCTGAGAACACTCCGTAAGAATCCAAGCAACGAACTCAATAAGTTCAGGCGTCATTTGGTTTTTAGAATGAACTAGGTCTCCGGTGAATACAATCCTATCCGGAGCAATCTCTTTGAATTGTTTCAACATATTGACTAAAATACCACGATATAAGTCGTGGTCTTTAAATAATCGTATGTGTAAGTCACTAAAGTGAACTAATTTCTTTATCATCTTATTTATCAAATAATTTAAATTCCTCATTTACGTGACCACAATCGTCACATCTGTATGTTGGAAACGGGACTATAGTATCTTCCTGACTTCCTGTTAACAATTTGTTAACTTTTTTAATTAACACAACTTCTTTGAAGTAGATGCTATCACATTCCTCACATATTAATGTAGGTTGTTTCTTTAAATCAATCTTTGGTTGTAATAAATCGTCCATATTCTTTTTTTTTTATAAATTTAGTTTATTTTTACTTCTTAGTCAAATACTTTTTCACATCCATTTCCAAGATAGTATCTTGAACTGACTTGGGAACACGGAACTCTTCATATTGTCCTATTTCCTTTACAAGAACAATAACACACCCATACAATTTAATGTTTTCGTATTTGGTTCCTTGTAACATTTTTATAAGAAGTTTTCCGTAAAACGGTAGTTGAGTGAAGTAGTGTCCCAACGCATTGTTTGGTAACTTATCAAATGGGTAATACATTTTTTTAGTGAAGAATGATTCCTCAAAGTTTTTAGGCTTATTTGATTTCCAATCTGTTATCACCAAACCGAACTCTGTTTGTTCCTTATTCATTATGAGCCATACCTTATCCGGTTGTCCGGTGTAAGCTAGTTCAGGGTCACCCAACACAATCTCCGTATCTAATAACACAGCTCCTCTTTCAACCATAAGTTCTAAGTAAGCCGTTCCGGCAGATATCATACTATCCCCCTTTAAAATTTGTGTAAAGTCACATTCAAAGATGGGTTGTCTCACTTCTTTGTAATCCCCAAACATCTCAATGGTTTTCTTCTCTAACATATAGTGAACCCTACTTCCCATATTGGTTGAATAGTCACCGGCAGCTTTCCACTCATCTAATAATTGTTGTTGGACTTCAGTGTCACCTTTAGCTTTCTTTAGTGAGATACCTTCTGTATCAAACTCCTCGTAAAAGTATTTCATTACCTTACTAACAGAAGGGTAATCACTTCTAATAACTCCGGTCTCATCCTTCATATAATAAGTGTGGGTGTCCTCAACGAATGTTAACTCAAGTTCCTCTCTTCGTTTATCCAATAACCCTCTAATCTCTTTCGCAACCTCATTTAAATCTATCATTTATTTCATTTTATAAAAGTAATCACTGATGTCACCCCTTAAATCGGCAACATCGGCATCACCCGTTAATTTTATTATTTTAACCTTACCATATAATCTACCACCATTTAAGTTGTGGAATAACTTAACAGCGTCTGCCCACGCATCTGCATCCAAACAAATAATTATATTACCATTCGCCTTTTCATATAATGTATTAAGTAGTAATTCAGACATATGTTTTCCCAACATAGAAATACTATTAGGTAGAAATATTGCGTCAAACGCTCCCTCACAAAGATGAATATCCGCATTCCAATTTATTGTACTCTCAAAGAAGATTATCTCATCTTTTGCCGCTTCCGGATTCTTATACTTAGCCCGACTATTTGGGTCCCAACTTCGGGCAATAAAATAGTTTAACTCATCCTTACTATCATAAGAAGGAATTATTATTCTACCAGAGAATGCTCCCTTATCACAGAACCCTATACCATACTTCTCGATAATCTTATCTGTAATCCCACGTTGAGTTAGATAGTTGTACGCCTGACGACGAACCGGATAAACCAAACTACTATCTTTGAACTTGGTAAATCCTTCAGGTAATCTTAATTTAGTAACTCGTTTCTCTTTTGGTTTGTGATTCTCCGGTTGAAGTAGATTGTAGATTTTTTTCTGTTTCTTATTACCGAAATTATCTATAAGTTTACCAAGAGGACCTTTAGTATTGTTCTCATCACCGCAACTCCAACACTTATAGACGTGTTCAAAGTAGTTCACCTCCATATTTCCCTTATGTTGATCTTCATCGCATATTGGACAGTCAAAAGATATTTGACCTTTTGACTCATAGTGAAGTTTTTCATCACCTAAGATATCGTGTAGTATCTCCAATAAAATTTCCGCATCATCTGACATATAGGCAAAGATAGTGATAAAATTATTATTATCAAAACTTTATTAGTTTTTTAATCCTACTATATTTATGATAATAACTTTTAATCAAATGCCAACAAATATTAACATCAATAACATATCAGGAGCAACACCGTTTAATGTTTATCTATGTGACCAATCAAACGTCACTTGCATTTATATAGACACAATTCCATCATCATCGTTACCTTATTATTTTCAGGTTCCCTCGATATTGGAAAACAATCCGTCTTATAACATAAAAGTTGTTGATAATAATGGTTGTACATCTTATCAAAATATTATTGCTGTACCAGTTACCCCAACACAAACACCTACACCAACTCAAACTCCAACACCGACACAAACACAAACTCAAACACAAACTCAAACACAAACACCTACACCAACAAATACAATGACTCCGACTCAAACAATGACACCAACACCAACAATAACAGACACTCCGACTCAAACTCCAACTCAAACTCAAACAAATACTGTAACACCTACATTAACTCCAACAAATACTGTAACACCTACACCAACCATAACGGAAACACCGACAATGACTCCAACACCTACAGATACAACAAGTTATTTATTACAAGCGGATGGATTTAATATTTTACAGGCGGACGGATTTAAAATTATAATAACATAAACTATTTATTAATAAAAAAAATATGCCAAATTTACCAATATCCTCATTACCTGAATTAACCGCGATTACTTCTAACGCGGAATTTGTTATTGAACAATCAGGTACCACGTATAAAGTTAAAAATTTATTATTTGAAACAACATACCTTCCAATAAGTGGTGGAACGGTAACCGGAACAACTAATTTTACAGGAGGTTTAAGTGCTACCACAATTTCTGCAACGACTATTATAATTAGTGGTATTACTGTAAACCCAAAACAAACTATAGCTTTGTTTTTTGGTCACGATTCTATATCTCCAGGTGATACCCAAACTTATTATATTGGTAATTCAATAAATTTAACGACCCCAATAACAAGTTCAGACGGACGAAGAGTCATTATACCTAAAACAGGTAATATTGTTAGAGTAGATATTTGTCAAACTGTTGGTGGTACTTTAGGTACGTCAGAATCAGCAACTTTTACTGTTAACAATGTAACACAATCAACTTCAACTACTATTACAACAACATACACTTACGATTCTTCAAGTGCTAATATTTCATATACTTTATTGTCACCGTTGGCGGTTACCGAAAATGATAAAATAGAAATCAGATGGATAACACCGGCTTGGGTAACAAATCCAACAACAATAAGACAACAAATGAACGTTTATTTAGAATATTAATTATGGAACAAGGAACTTATATTATTGAAGATTATGTTGTAATTCACCCAACTGCCGGTGAATTAACAAAACAAAAGATTACATATTACAATCAAAGAAATGAAATTGTTACTGTTGAATATTATGATGGAAGTATTAGAGATGGTTATGTTTTAGGATAACATATTATTTGTCTATAACCTATACAAAAAAATAATAAAATATAAAATAATATGCCTTGTAACTCAACATACTGTATAAGCAATACCGGATTAGTCGGTGCTGATGATAACTACATCACAGGTGGAACCTATAATGGTGATACCTATTGGACAGGTCAGACCAGCGGTTGGACTATATATTACTCAACCGGAACAACTAATCAATGGTGTTTATCGGATACATTAGGTGGTACTTGTTATTTAACAGGTAAATCACCCTGTACCAGCACTTGTCCTGACTTATCAAGCGTGTATGTTTTTAGCGGTGCGTGTCCAACACCAACTCCAACACCAACTCAGAATTGTGAAGTATTTGATTTTACCGCAATATTTGATTGTGATTTTATACCAACACCAACACCAACCCCAAGTTCAAGTGTTACACCAACACCTACGGTAACACCATCATCCACTAATTTTTGTTCAATAATTGGTATTGATGCTGTCGGATACACATACACATCAACACCCACCCCAACACCAACCGTAACACCAACAATGTATAACAACGCCAATAGATTGGCACGTTTACCTTTTTATTCAAAATTAATTGCCAGAGATTGTCCAATATCAGGATTCTATAGTTATTCAGCAATTACGGGACAAATTATTTGTCCTGGCACTTTAAAATTCCAAGATTGTTACGACACAAATCAATATTACTACACTAACGAAGTGACAGGAGTTCCAATAGGGACTCAATTTGAATTATATTCTGTATATTCAGCACTTGTTTATCATAATGGTAAAAATGAAGATAGATGTATTTCTTATTATGGTTATGATTATAATCACGGAAATATTAACACTATTCAAATTACAAACCCAATTTCATACGGGTTTTCAACATCCGGTGATTGTGTCTATTGTCAAATAGCCATAACACCAACACCTACACCTACAATAACACCAACTAACACATCAACACCTGGTGCTAGCCCAACAAGAACACCAAAATTTACAACAACACCAACTAGAACTCAAACACAAACGCCAACAAACACTCCAACCCCAACAGAGACGCCTACTCAAACACCAACCCCAACAGAGACACCTACTAACACTCCAACAAACACTCCAACCCCTACAGAAACACCAACTAACACACCGACAAACACAATGACTCAAACACCAGGAATGACTCAAACACCTACAATGACTCAAACACCAGCAGTGACTCAAACACCAACAATGACTCAAACACCAGCAATGACTCAAACACCAACAATGACATCCACACCAACTAAAACGCCAGCAATGACTCAAACACCTACAATGACTCAAACACCAGCAGTGACTCAAACACCAACAATGACTCAAACACCAGCAGTGACTCAAACACCAACTAAAACACCAGCAATAACTCAAACACCTACAAAGACTCAAACACCAACACCAACATCAACTGACCCTCCAATATTAAATTGTTTGTATATGATTGATGTTCAGAATGAAAACTCAGGTAATTGTGAATATAAAATTGATGTTCAGAATACAAATTCAGGTAATTGTGATTATAAAATTGATGTTCAGAATACTCCAGATACTTATTTATGTGACTATATAATTGACACTCAAATAACTCAACCTTAAAATTTTTTAATAAATAACAAATAATAAATAACAAACATATAAAATTATGGACATAAGATTTACATTACAAGCAGAATACTCGTCACCCACATATACCGTGACTTTATTTAACCTATTTGGATACACTAGCGGTAACCCAACAGCAAATTTATTAGCGTCAAACGTTACTAAATCTCAATTATTAGGAGGATTTATAGTTACAACCCCTTTAGCAATAGTTAGCGGATACGTACAACCTTTGGGAGTTTGTAGTGCGGCTCCTCCACAAACATACAGTTTAGTATTTTTACCAGGACCCATTATTGTTGGGAATTTCAGTAATTATTCCGGACAAACTAGTGTCGGTATAGTAAAATTAAATAATAATTTAACTCTTGACCAAACTTTCAATGTTGGTAGTGGATTTGGATTTTTGGGTGGTTTAAACAATGGACCACTGCAAATTGTTAAACAAGCTAATGGTAAAATAGTAGTTGCCGGTTCGTTTTTTTCTTACGATGGTATTAATGATTCAAACCGTTCAAGAATTATTCGGTTAAATCCTGATGGTAGTAGAGATTACACTTTCAATTTTAATGGTGCGTTTTATAATAATAACACTATACTCTCAATTGATACCCAAACAGATGGTAAAATTTTAGTAGCTGGTGCAAATAATACTACTCTTACTCCTACAACAGCAGGTAGTGGGATGTTAATTAGATTAAACGTTGATGGGAGTCTTGATACAGCTTTTAACAATAATGTCCCTTCATTAAATGGAACTGTTAGAGTTGTTTTATTTCTCCCAAACGATAATCAGAGTATATTGATTGCCGGAAACTTTAACTACGCAATTTACAACGGAATGACAAAATTAAACAGTAATGGACAACAAAACTCGTTTGGACAAGCAGTCTTAAATCCTTCAGTAGATGGTTTAGGTAAAGTAAGTTGTATGACTTTAGATAGTCAAAATAGAATTATGATTGGTGGTTCATTTACCCAAGCATTTGGACAAGCAATAATAAATCCTATAAGAATTAACTCCGCTGGCGTTATGGATACGAATTGGTTCCCTAGATGTAATGGTGTTGTTAATTCTATGATAGAACTTCCTGGAACAGGAGGTGTAGTTGTTGCTGCCGGTATTTTTACAGGGGTTAATACATCACCACAGTACACAAGGAACGGTATTGTGAGATTACTCTCAACAGGTGTAGTTGATAATTCAATTGCAACTTGGGCCTCATTAACAGCAACATATAACACAGACCCATCGTCATTTTGGTTCCCTGGACCTAAAGTTTCTTTATTGTCTGATGGAAATATTTTATTTTATGGTAACATAGCAAGCGTTAACGGCTCAGCAACTTATACTAATATCGTGAAGATAGGAGCTGCCACCGGTCAACCAGTGACCGTCGGTATTACTTATGGTATATCTGAAGTCGCAAATTATCGAGACGCGGTATCTATTTAATAAATAAGATAATCGGTATCATTAAAATAAAAACTCAATAATGTGACATCAATAACCTTAACCAATATTTCTGGTTTAACTTACCCATACGACATTTACGTATGTGATGTCTATGGTAATAATTGTGGATATATTGTTCAGGTTGTTTCATCAATTCCACCAACGGTAGAAATTGTTTTACCACCCCCATTTAATATGTCACCTGCGGTGGGTATTAAAATTATAACATCTGATGGTTGTGAAAGATTTAAAGTTATTGATTGTGTTAACATCACACCAATTATCATTGACTGTTCTAGTTATATAACTACAGGAACCACAGATATATTTAAGTATAACATAGACACTAATGTTGTAACACATTTAACATTCCCATTACAACCATTAATAAGTGATATAGCAAACAATACTAATAAATTTTGGATAACAGATATATATAACCCTCAACAACTTATAGAATATTATATTAATCCAACACCATTTGTTGCAGTATATAATAGAACGTTATCACCGTCACAACCTTTATTGGGATTATGTGTTAAAGACGACAATACTTTAATTTCAACAATAACAGGAGTTACTATTGGTGACTCATATATTATTGTTGAAGTAGATGTCTCAGGAAGTGTTCCTGTAATAACTAATCAATTTTCATTACCTGGAACGGGTAGGTCTCTTGGTGGTGACTTATTCTATTTTCCAACAACTGATAAATTATTCGTAGCAAATAATGGTTCAGGAAATTGGTATTTAACACAATACGATTATATTAGTGGTACCCTTGAATATGATGTACAACTCAACCCATTAATTAGTGGTATTTTTGGTTTATCATCAAAAGATTATAGCCTTTACCTTTATGAATACTCAACAGGTGATGTTTATCGTCTTGACGATATAACAATACCAACATTTACTTTAGTACAAACAACTATTACTGGCGTTAGTGCCGCATCATCTGACGTTAATTGTGTTATACCTCCAACACCTACCCCAACACCAACTAATACGGAAACTCCGACTCAAACTCCAACACCAACCAATACTGAAACTCCGACTCAAACTCCAACACCAACCAATACTGAAACTCCGACTCAAACTCCAACACCTACAAATACTGAAACTCCAACAAATACCCCTACACCTACAAATACTGAAACTCCAACAAATACTGCAACACCAACATTAACTATAACCCCTACATTAACTGTAACACCTACATTAACTGTAACACCAACACTAACTAGTGCGATATGTCCCGGAAATTGTTACACCGCAGAAGTTTATATCTCACCTATTGATTTGTTAAGTGCTAGCGGTAATACTAACCCATCACTTGATGGTTTAGTTCAGATGGCATATTATGATTGTAATGGTGTATTTACAACAACTAATTACACATCTTCCGGATATCAATATAGTCCTATTGTTTGTATAACAGGTTCAACAGCATTGATTTGGTTTAGATATGACGAAAATGATGTTACTGTATATACAGTTTTATCAACATTAAACACTTCATTATATTGTTGCGGTTCAATACCCCCTTCACCTACACCAACACCAACATTAACACCAACACCAACATTAACACCTACGTTAACAATAACACCAACAATAACTATAACGCCGACATTAACTATAACTCCAACTACAACATCTGTGAACCTAAATTGTTATTATTATGATGTAACAATAAGCTCCATTGATATTGCGAATGCAACAGGTAATTCATTTAATCCTAATAACACAGTTTTCATTGTGTATACCGATTGTTCAGGTGGTATAGTTTCAACTCCTTACAATAGTGCGGGGACTTATGTTAATGATATTTGTGCCGATAATACACAATCAATTGTCGCTATGTATTATCAAAATGATTCTGCTTTATTATCAACTAATAGTTTTGTGACTCAACAAGGTAATTGTCCGTAATAATTAAGTAATAATATTTATCTTTCAATTCAAATTATTATCTTTTGGTTTTCTACCCAAGTTTTCATATATCCTCAGAAGTTTTAAGGATTCGTAGTAATTTTTTTCCAATCTATCAAGTTCCTTTTCAGGAACACCTTTGTCACAAGCCTTTTCGTAAGCGTCTTTAGCTTCTGTAACAACATTTGATATTGTATTAATAAGTTTCATATATATAAATATCAACCAACTCACCATTTATTAACAACAAATGTCAATTATATTTTAATAAAATCAAACTTTAGATTATTTATAATAAAATAAAACTTGTATAATGATATATTACTTTAAGTCGTGTTGTGGTGGTGTCGCACCATTTGGGGTCCCAAATAATTCTGACCCATTTGTTCCTTGGTATGGTTTCTTAGATACTGTTGGAACATCATACGGATTAGTTATTGGTTCTTATTCCGGGTGCGTCATATATAGTGGTAGTTCAGAAACTGTTATAACTAACCCACCAATCCCGTTAAAAAACGTGTCGTCAACACCTCCAATATTTTCATCATATTCTTGTGATTTTTGTATGGAAAATATTTATCCGTGTTTTACTCCACCAATTGTTGAACCAGCAACCATCGTTGGATATAAAAATGAATGCGGTATTATTACAATTCTACCTATGATTGTTGAATGTGAAATTTCTTTACCATCAGACTATGATATCAAAGATGGTGAAGTTTCCGTTTCAATAACAGGAGGAACAGCTCCATACACCGTTACTTGGTTGAATAATGGAAATGTTTCACCAGCCATTGGTGGTGTTGGAATCGGTTCGTATACAGCAACAACAGTTGATTTTTGGGGAGATTATTCAGCAACAACAGTTTGTGAAGTTTCCGTTGAAAAAAATTGTTCATTCGGAGTTAGTATTGTAGAATACTTTTTAGACGAATGTCTCCCTAACGACGCAATGTCAGGATACACCTTTGATATAACATAATAAAAATATGCCAGCAACATTTTCAGCATCAACCTGTATAACGTCTAGTGTCACATCACCAGGACCTTTTGATATTTACTTAGATAGTGACTACACATCAACTCCACATATAACTAATGTTAGTATTAATAGTTTAACAGGGAATTCTTGCCCTTATATAATTGTAGTCCCAACGGGAACAACTAGTTTAGGATTTAAAGATATTTTATTAGATTCTTGTACCACAATTTTAATTCAAGACAATAATATTTGTAGTAACTGTAACTTAGGATTATCAAATTATTCAGCATCAACAATAACAAGATTATCTTGTGGTGTTTTAACAGGTACTTGTCTAAATATTAACGATTACGTTATTAAATGGTACGGACCTAATGATACAACAACATTAGCGTTTACATCAGGTGCAGGTAGTTTTCTTACCTTAGGTATGACTCCTCACCCATTTTTAGGTATTAACTCAATACCTCAACCTGAAGGTGTCTATACACCGGTTATATCAAAGATTAAATTAAGTGGTGTAACTTTCTCAAATACAGGTGGAACGAATAATGTATTATTTAGTGGTAATTGTTTACCTTCAACAACCATACTACCGTTATCTTGTAGTAATCAAACTAATTATTCAACACTTCCACCATATTCATCGTATAAACATTATATTAATTACGAATTTCTTAACGGAAACGTGCCAACACCGGTTAATTTAACATATAAAGTCTCCACATCTACACAATTTTTTGCTTGGAGATTTAGGGGAACCGATAACCCCGATAGAATAACAATTAAGTTTAGTGGTAGTTCATATGGGGGGAACGAATTTGGTTTAGATGATATTGTTGTTGGTGGAAATTTATTATCAAATAATTTTAATCCAACGGTATTCCCTAAATCAGCAGACACATTAGGTTATTTAACAAAATTAACTTGTTTAACGGGGTTAACTGTTAATAATGATGATAATATATTAATAACAATAACACCAGCAACCTCTAATACGGTTTGGGATTTATATTCAACTTGTTTAACTAGTTATGATTGTAATAATTGTTTATTAACTAACCCATATAAAATAATTGGTTCAACAATAACAGGTTTAACAACTAGTTGTTACTCCAATGTAAATTTTTCAATATCAGGATGTAATGAAACGACTTATAATTCAAGTGATTTATATAAATATTATGTTAGTGATGTTGGATATCAACAACCAATAGTAAATGGACCTGTTGGTTCAAGTTTTGACCAACCATACAAAAACCCTAGTATTTTTTACAGCACCGATTTCTATAATAATCAAAATGTTTGTAATCAAACACAAGAATATAATGTAAATAGTAATTGTGCAACAGATACTAATAGTATAAAATATGAAAAAACTTTTGTAGGTGGTGTTGGGTCAAAAGGTATTTTTAATATAACAGGCTCATCAACAGTCATCTCCGCACACTACAATAGTTGGAATTATCTTAAAACTAATTATCCCGGAAGTTCATCACCAACTGACGTATCATATTATAGACTGTTTAAAGGTAAATTTCCAGGACCGTTAACATCTAATAATTGTTTAGAAAATGTCTCAAATCAAATCTACAATTTCCACCCATCGTCAACAGTCTCAACAGGATTAACGAGTAATGGTAGTTATTATTTTAGACTAACCGCCGAAACTATATCTAACAATTTTTCATCGGTAACATCTTGTGATATTAATTGTCTTCAAAATACTAATACTTATGTCGATGTAATTAACAACACATCAACAGGTGCTACCATTAATTTTAATAGAGAATTTATATACACACCTGGCACATTAGATTTTGGAGTGTATTATACAATACCTTTTTATAATTGTTTTACAATAACAAAATCAGTACAAAATCAGACATCGAACACCCTTGAGGGTGTTTTAGAAACTAATCAATGGACAACAAACACAATACCATATTCCGGAGTAAGTAATACATTAATACCATCATTTTCAGGTACCGTATGTGACTATAATTTAACCGGTAGAGTAATTTCACAGTACAATAGTTTCTATAATAAAAAAGTTTTATATTACTACTACATTATAAAACCAACACTTACCGATTTTGAAATATGGTCAGCACCTATAATTAATTATAGTGCAAACACAAATTTTAATGACGCAATTTTAGCATACAGATATTCAGGAGGAAGTGTTACATATTCATCATCAACATATATAATCGGATAATTATGAGCAAATACTATATAATAAAAATAACAGGAGGAACTTCACCAGGTAACTACGTGATTTATCTTAATCAAACACCACCGGCTGTAATCCCACCACAATACCCATCAGGGGGTTTGGCGGAAAATTTATCGTTAGCTAACTTACAAGCAGGTATAACTGTTGAAGTTCCTGACGACACTACATCCATTATTGTTTATAACACATATTGTGATAATTTTGTATCTTTAATACCACCAACAACAATTCTATATTCAGAGTTTTGTTTATCCGTATCATCAACACAAAATGGTGGACCATTAACAACAAATATTCATTTTATTTACAATTCTATAGACTCAAATAATAAACCAATTTGGGTAGACGCGTCAAATCCATTATCAAGCATTAGTTGGGACGGGTCTAAATGGTTATTAACCCCAACCTTACTATATGGTAATACTATGTCATCAAATTCAACTCTAAGTTCATCAATTACATATCCAAATTTTTGGGTTGGAACTGGTGGTTCTCCATTAACGTCAATTAATACTAAAGAAGGTAGTTGTCTGTTAGAAAAAAAACAATTACCACCGATAAGTACCAACGACCCAACGTGTTTATGTGACGGTAGTATTATTTTTAACATAACATTAGATAACCCCCCATTCAATTATTCTATTGATAATGGTGTTAGTTATTCATCATCACCAATTTTTACAGACCTTTGTAGTGGTATTTATAGTTTATCAGTGGTTGATTCATTAGGTGAAACCTATTCTAGTTCAGTTACATTAAAAAACCCTGAACAATCAATACCTTACACTCTTTCTTTGTTTACAACTAATACTACACCGGTTATTAATAATGTATCAATTGTTAATTCTTATGAGACAACAATAGTTGTAACCCCACCACTACCTGATGGAGCAACAATCACATTTGATATAATACATAATAATAGTTTTTATTCTTCACCAAATAGTGGAACATCAATATTAACTACATCAACAATTTTATACAAAAATAATAGTGAAATACTATTAACAAACACGTCAAACAGTACAAATCAATCGATTAATACAAATGCAGGTTGTCAAACAGAATACGTTTATCAATCAAACATTGATGACATTTGGGGTTCATTAATAATAACTAATAATGATACAATAACTATCAGTACAACATCGAGAGTTGATAAAACAACATCAGGTGAATGTGTAGTTGGGTATAGCGCGGATAGTTACTCAATTAGTAATCCAGTTATTAGTGGATGTAATTGTTGTTCAATAAAAATTAACTAATAATAAAACACGGAATATTTATACAGTATGGCATATATAGTTAAAAACACATCAGCACTAATTAATACAAGGTTAACCGACACAGCTAGACAAAAACTATCTGAGGGTAATTTTAATATTTCATATTTCCAAGTTGGAGATAGTGAATTGTCTTATAATACATTAACAGGGACATCTTACAATCAATCTAGTAATAATATATTAGAACCTAATTTTAATTCACAAAATTCTGCTCCGGGACAAAGTAATAAACAAAATGTTAAATACCCAATTTACGTAGACTCTAATAATAGTAGTACGTATGGTATACCATTTTCAGACCCACTTGTTTCACCAATATATAATAGAGCAACAATGAGAGGTTTTTTTAGTGGAAACACAACCACACCACCATCTAGTTGGAGTGCATTAACTGATAATGAATATGTTATTTATTCTAATTATGTTGTTGATATTTCAACATTTACCGGTGGAACAACAATTAAAGTAATCTATTCAGGATGTGATACAAACATTGTTAGATTACCAGCAAAAGGTGATTTAATTACAATATTTTTTGACGGTAATACAATTTCTTGTTCTAATGGACCTACACCAATAACTCCAACACCAACACGTACACCAACGCCTACACCATCATATGATGCTTGTAAATTACCACCACCTACACCAACACCATCATCAACTTGTTGTATTCCAATACCTACGGGTTGTACTCCAACACCTGTTGTTAATTCTTTCGTAAATATTAGTAGTTGTTATGACATATTAACATATAGAATTGTTGATGTTTGTTTAAATGTTATAACATTAGATAGAATAACACCTAACTATTCATACATTCCATCAGGTTGTACATATATTAGAACATTAGTATATCCACCAAATATGACAGATTTATACGATAGTATTACTCCGTCACAACATTGGAATCCTGATGTTATTAATTTTGAATCTATTTGTAATACAGACGAATTTGATGTTAAAGTTTGGAATATGAATATTCCGTGGTCAGAAAATCCTGCCGGATTAATTCCAACAATATCTCAAGATTATAAAACATTCGGTTCTAAATCTTACATCGGAACTAAAGAATATTTAGGATATATGTCTGATAGTGGACAAACATTTGTTAATATGAATATGAATGTTGAAGATTCAGTCTATTACTACGACTCATTTAGTAATAAAATTGTTGTAACACCTAAAGAACAAAAGGCGATTGCAATCATTCATTACACAAACCAATCAATTGATTTTTATTATGGTGAAAAATTCGCCCTTGAACAACCAATTAGCGGAACAATCCCTGAAGATATTACAGGAGACGCCAGAAACTTTAAGTTACATTTGCCTTGGTTAATGTGGCATAAAAACCCTGAATGTTGTCAAGGTGAAACATTTTATGTTAGTCCACCTGAAGATGAGGTGTTAATTGATGTATTTGAACCTCACTATATTAAATCAAACAAAAACTCAGATATGAATACACCGGGTATTCGTTATTACTTTTTATGGGACACTCATACTAATAATAGTAACGGACTACCTAACAGAGTTGGTAAAGTATTTCCTGACCAAAAAATAATTATAATTGATGACGAGGAATTAGTTGCCGCTTTATCATATAAATCAAATCGTAACTGGACTTTACCTGCAGCGACAACATCACTAATTGTACCAAATAGTTGTGAGTCAGAAGAATCATCATTTTTAGGAGTACTAACAGGAGCAAATGAAACTATGTATGTTAGTTATTTATTAACAAACACATCTTCAGGAGCAACAAACTCATTACACTGTAATTATTATTCAAAAATTTCAGGACCAAACGTTGATTGTGGTACACCTGGTAGTCAAAACGTTGCTGTTAGATTTGGCGGAGAATTTAATTGTTTAAACCAAATAACTCAGAACACACTTGTTAGTGGTTATATTGCCAATAAATTTCAAATTATTTGTCAAGTGGTTGAGGATGATAGTAGACCTCTTTCAAATGCTTGGAGAATAATTGATTTTACCCCTCAATTAAGTGCTTCAACTATAAACGGATATATAACTCAAACAGGATTAACCGGAAACACATTTGTAATAACTCGAGATATGTATAATAGTGGTGTAGCAATTACGTATAATTTAAACAATTATATTTCATTACCATCAGTTGGACAAACAGGTCAAACTCTTAATTTTGGTGATGAATATTATTTCTACGGGTCATTAGAAACCGATATTCAAGCAACCATTTATGAAATGAGATATAAGATAAATCTTGGTCAAGCAGAATTCCAAAATTCATCAAACCCAAGTTGGTCTCAAGGTATCTCACCATATATTTCAGAAATTGGGCTTTACGATGACAAAATGAATCTTATGATTGTATCAAAGCTACAATCTCCAGTACAAAGACAGGGTATTCAACAGTTTTTAGTTAAATTTGATTTCTAAAAAAAAATATGAAAAAAACATTAAAAGAAAGCCCTAAAGTTTTAGGGCTTGATGTTTCAACCAAAACTATTGGTTGGGCATTATTTGACATACAAAGTAGAGAATTATTAGAACTAACCCACGTATCTCCAACACCAAAGCCAAAGGAAGAAAATAAGATAAAAGAATTACTTCTTAAAGGAGAAATATTTAGAACCAAACTTTTAGAATATAAAGATATGGGAATAACTAAAGTAATCATAGAAGAACCTTTATTAAACTCAAATAACGTCTATACCGTTCAAACACTACTAAGGTTTAACACTTTAGTCACAAAAGAAATTTACGATGTTTTAGGGGTGGTTCCTGACTTCATATCAACATACAATTCTCGTAAGTTTGCTTTTCCTGAATTAGTTAAGGAAAACGACAAAGGTAAGTTTGTATTATTCGGTGGTTTACCAAAAGATATCGATAAGAAACTAATCATTTGGGAATTAATAGCTAAGAAAGAACCTCAAATTACTTGGCAATACACAAGAAACAACACCCTCAAAAAAGAGAACTTCGACCAAACAGACGCTTATTGTTGTGTCTTAGGTCATATGAGACAAGAAAATATTTGGTAAAAAAAAATAACCCCTCTTTAACGGAGGGGTTTTTTATTTATTAACATACCGGAGGGAAACAAGCCGCAGTAAAATTAGAATAATTACTCAATATTGTGCTTCCATTCACCAAATTAGCAGTTATTTGTATTCTATAATTATGAGGTGTACTTCCTGGAGGACAAGGTCCGTTCCAACCATTAGAGTTATCATTAAACCCAAAATCTGTTGGTTGTACGTTACCACTAATCCAAGAACCATTAATACCTATAGTTAATTGATTTGGGTCAATATCAGTAACTCTCCAATGAATAAAATACCCATCAGGACTATAACCAAACGCATCAATATCTTCACAAAGAATATCATAACTTAAAACATTTGAGGTATCAAATGAATTTAAAATCCACGTCATATCAGGAGAATTATTTGGTTGACCATACAATATATTTGAATAATATCCTGGAGGTATTGGTGCACCCTCAGTATATGAATTACTATATAACGTTATTGACGGTGTATTTTCTTTACACGTTGAGTAAATATCAATATAATGTTGGAAACTTTCAAAACATTTAACCTCATAAACAAACATTATTTCGTTTGTAGAATCTGTTGTTTGAGAATATGTCTCAGCATTATTGTAACCTACATTCAAGGTAACTATACTATTATTAACAGCTGGTGTTAATATTATTTTTACTATATCACCATTATTTATTTGTAATGTATCCAAATAAACATTAGCGTTAAACGTAGAATTAAATGAGTAAACAATGTTAGCATTAACATAAATAACCCCACTAGCATCCGATTCTTTACAATCACTCCAATTTCTTAAATTAATAGTACAATCACCTTTAGGTGGTAAAATTATAATTTTATTTTTACACTCTTTACAAGGTTTTAGGTCATTATTACCAACAAAAGGTGTTGGGAAAACATCAATAAAGTAATTATCAGATATTAATGTACCACCCCAAGTATTTTGTAATTGAGATTGGTTAACACCTATATCAACTAATTCCCAACATTCATTTTTAGGTAAGTATAAAATAACATTACCTATTACATTACCCGGAATAGCTGGGAATGGTTGAATTATTATATCCCCTTCCTCCACAAGGGTTCCACATAATTTATAAACATAAAACAGTCTTTCAGATTTTTTAGTTGGTGTCGGAGTCATTGTCGGCGTTGGTGTATTTGTTGGTGTTTTAGTCATTGTTGGAGTCGGTGTTTTAGTCATTGTTGGTGTTTGAGTCACTGCTGGTGTTTGAGTCATTGTTTTTGTCGGTGTTGGTGTCATTGTTAGTGTTTTTGTAACAGTATTAGTTGGGGTTGGTGTGTTTGTTTGTGTCGGAGGTGGTGTTGACCCAATTGATGAAGTTGGTGTAGGCGTCATTGTATTTGTTGGAGTGTATGTCGGTGTCATTGTGTTAGTTGGTGTCATTGTATTAGTTGGTGTTGGAGTATACGTTGGTGTCACGGTTGGTGTCATAGTATATGTAGGTGTCGGCGTAGGTGATGGGTCAGGACAAACACAATCAATTTCATATTCAATAAACATTTCCACTAAAACATTAGTGTTATGTAATGATTCAGGTTCACAATTTGTTGTAATTGTAATTATTTGAGTAACTTCGTCAATATCAACATTTCCAATCTGAGGACACGACTCAATCAATGACGTTATTATTGAAAACCATTCTCCATCCGTAGGATAGTCAAGTAATCCCGTACTTTGATAAAACATATTAGACTGAACACAATCACCAATAGTTACTATAGCAGTAAAATTTGCACCTGATAACAGACAATTAGTAAAGGTAGGTTCGGTTAATAATAATTCATCATAACCTTCATTTAAATATTGTTTAGGACCTGAATTAATTATAATAGGGTCGGTTAATTTACCACTACAAACATTATAATAACCTGTCGAATTATATTCTTGATAACCTAAAATTGGTTTCTTTTTTAATTTTGAACACCCTGCACTATCAACGATTCTAACGTCATAATCACCCGGAGGTAAATCCGGTATTGTCATAACAGTAGTTCCAACAGTATCCCCATTAAAATATAAAGTAAAAGGAGGAGTTCCATTAGTAATATACGCAGTTATTAAACCATCATTGTTAACTGATTCAACACCCAATAAATGAAAATCAATTGTATTTGATTCATCAATAGTGAATGGTTGTATTTGTTTACATAATAACGCATCTGTAACACTAGCCACATAATTTCCACTTAATAAATTATTAAACGTATATGACGTTAACGACACATTCTTAATAGATTGTCCATCAATTTCATATCTGTATGGTGGTGTCCCTCCACTTGTAATTAATAACATAACTGACCCATCTTCACCATTACACGTTGTTCCCGTTGTTGAAGTAAATAAATCAAATGTAACAACATTATTAATAGTATACGCACTTGTAAACGAACAAGCTCCGTTATCCGTAATATCTAAACTATAATTTCCCGAAGATAAATTATTAAAAATCCAACTTGATTCATAAACAGTATTTGAAGTTTGATTACCTAATGAATCGGTTAATGTAAACGTATACGGAGAAGTTCCCCCAAAAACAACAATAGGTCCGATAACTCCAGATAAATCATTACACGTTGAATTTGTAATGTCCACTGAAATTATTGACATCCCCGCAGGTGTTAATAAAGTTGTTGAAGTCGTAAATGTACATAAACCTGCATCCACAACTTGAATTGTAAAACCTCCCGGTCCTAATCCTGTAAAAATGACTGTTCTATCAAAAGTAATATTTGTAACACCATTAGAACCTAAATAATAAAATGGTGCGGTACCACCAGTTATAATAATTTCAATTTCACCATCCGCAGTAAAACAAGTTGGTTGTGTTAAATAAATTGCTCCTAACCCAACAGGTGGTATAGTATAAACAATAGCGGTGTCACTAATTGAACAATTACTACTATCAGTAACTGTTACACTATAAGTACCCTCAGTTAGTCCTGTAATATTATCATTACTACTACCATCAGACCATAAATAGGTGTATGGAGGAGTACCCGTTAATCCTGTAATAAATATCTTACCTGAATTCTCGGCACAACCAGCATTATCCACAACATATAATCCAAAAGATAAATTTGATGAACTTTTAACAATAACACTCTCAGATTTTCCCGTACACCCTCCACCGTCATTAGCAATAACATAATATGTTCCAACAGATAAGTTATCAAAAAAATAAGTATTACTTGAGGTATAAAATGTTGATATTAACCCCGTTATCTCACTATATAACGAGAATGTTGCATTTCCATAAGAATTACTAGTTTCAGTAACTAATGAACCATTATTTGCATCACATACTGTATTAGTTACATTTGTTATTGAAACACACGTTCCACTTGAGATATAAATGTTTACAGGCTGAACCGTATTACCAGATATACAACTATCAATAATATTGAATGAGTATGTACCCGCCGATAAACTATTTTGAGTATATGCGGTAACACCTGCACCTAATGCCGTTGTCCCTGTGGTCGGAGATAACCACTGTATTGTATAGTCAGGAGCTTCACCAATGATATCAATGGTAAATGACCCTAAGTTAAGATTAGTACAATCTCCTGTTATACTAGCGTTATATGATAAAAGACACGACATTTTTTATATTGAGCAAGTTATTGTAAAGTTTATTTTTCTATTTATTATTATCATTATTGACAAGCTATATTAAATTCTATACCCACGTTTATAGTGATAGGTTGGTTTGTCGGGTTTACTGAACAGTTTGTACCCCATATTCTAACTTTTGTTGGTGGTTCACCCATATCTTGACCACTACTATATTCATATCTATAATCATACCCTAATGAAATCAATTGTATTAAACAATCATCTAAAGCTGACGCCCAAGCCGAAACACAAGGTGAACTAACCGTAGATATTTGAGTAACAGGTTCAGTACCACACGTAAGTGAATTATACCCTTGTCCATTAAAGAATGGGTATTGAATAATATTAGTTCCATTTATATTTATGTCAACAAACCATTGACTCTGAATAGTACTATAATTACAATCTAAAGCTAATTGAATTCCAGGGGCAGGATTTAACCAATTATTAACTACAGTAGTTAACACATTATTAAAACTCCCAAATTCTAAAACAGTGTCGGGGTACCTTTCACATAAATGTGACCAAGCATTACAATCGTGTTGATAAACACTTCCGGTGAATTTACAAGGGGTACAATAAATTGGGATTAACTCACAACCTCTTTGTCTTCTCCAAACAAATTTTTGTCTATGAAAAATAGAGTTTTCTAAATTAACACCAGTATTCCAAATTGTTGTAGCAGGAATCATTTGTTCAACTAATCTAATCCAATAATCTCCCATACCACTAACATAATCAATCATTGTTTTGTATGTGAAGTTATCGTTTTGAATCCCCGCTAATGATTCTGATTCTAAATAATTCCAATATATTGATGATAGTGTTGGGTAACCACTTGTTCCCCCATCAGTAGCGTATTGTCTATTTCTAACATTAATTGTGTTTTTCCAAAATGTTTGAGCAAACTCAAAAAATGTTTCTTTTCTTGGTTGAGGATTTATTTTTGTTGAGTCAACACCTCCTCTATGAGGGTATGACGACACTGGGTTAGGATTACATCGTGTTGGTGCAATATACCCCAATCCTTCATTAGCTATCGGGAAGTTATATTCTCTAGACATTGCCCATACATCATACGATAAACCTTGAGCCGGATTTAAAAATAAATCAATATTCTTAACGTTAATAACTAATCCTTCGTTCCCGACATTATATAACGCATCATATCCACCATCCAAATTAGACCTACTACCGATTTCTGTATCAACCCAAGTTTTATTATTATCAATAGCCGTTCTTATGTTATAACCTAAATCCGTAAATGGAAATGATTTGTATACATTCAAATATTCTTGTCCATAGGTAAATGGTGATAATTTTGTTTGATAATTAGGATTTGAACCTGTAAAAACACTATTAGTTAAATCCGGTTGTTCCGGTGACCTATGTTTTGGTGTTGATTCAAACCAACCGGCACCCATCTGATAAAAATATGTTTCAGAATTAACCGGTGACATTGGATAACCATAATCGTTAATTGGATAATCCCCTTTACTAAAATCAACCTCTTGGAGAACTGTTGCTGTAGTGAAACCTGTATAACCACTTCCTTGAAATTGGTATACGTCTCCCCCATCTAATATTGGTAATGTTTTAGAATATGTACCTCCGGATATGTTAGCATATTGAGAATCAAATTCTAACATATTAATTCTTTGGTCAGCTAAACAAACATACTCATTAAACTCAATTAAAGCATCCGGAGCACCAATTAATCTCATTAAAGTTTCAATTGATTTTCTAGTACCTTTTGATTTAAATAAATAAGCGGAATTAAGAACTAAATTTTTATAATATTGATAGTTTAACTCATCAGGAGTTTGAGATTGTCCAACACCACTAAAAGCAGATTTATCTACATTCTTTTGTCCAAAAACAGACCCTAAAAAGTCTTCATTAGTTATTGGTGACATATTTGTTGACCAACCCAATGTTTGTGATAAATTCTTTAATAATTGTGATGGAATATCATTACCTGTATTATAATTCACCGAATTCATATACGCTAAACCATTAATGAATTTTTTAGTTTCATCAAAACTTCTACCGTAAATTTGTAATATTTTTTCAATTTTTTGGTCAGACGTATCAAATTCTTTAAGGGAATCCGTTGTTAAAAATCTTGATACAAGATTTGTTTGGTACCCATCAAAAGAAACACTAATATTATTTAATGTTGTTAAATAAGTTGTAAACGAATTTGTTAGTATATCTAAATTCCAATTACCATATAAAGGCCAAGTAACTAATTTATTTTGAATATAAAAAGTACCATCATCACTTTCATTAGGAACTTGGAAGGTTGCAGTATAAATTGGTGTAACATTTCTATTCAATAAAAATCTTTGTACCTCATCCAAATCTTCATTAAAAACTCTATTAACCTGATAGTCATTTGGTCTAACGACTAAATCGTCATATGTTTCTGTTTGTCCCGGGAAAACCTCACCTTTAAGGTATATTTTAAGTGTTCCTGTTGTCAAAGATGTGGTTGGTTCAATATATGTAACATCGTAACCAATACCACCATAAAATAAGGAGTATTTAGCAAATTGTGTTGTCATATTTCTCAACATAGAAACTTGAATTTCACGTAATTCTAAATTTCTAGTTGAATTAACTGTAAAATCTACATCAAATGGATTCCTAATTCTTGAAACGTTTAAATCAATACTTGTTTCATCAGTTATTTGATTATAAGAAATATTAGTCGCAGTTGTTCCTGTCACATAATTTTCATCCATAAACGTAACTTCTAACGCCGCAGGAAATTTACTAATAATCATCTCAACAGATGTTGAGATTCTTTTAACCATTGACCCGTATGTTGTAAAATTAGTTACCTCAGTTAAATCAAAATTTGGATAAACTTTAAAATTATTTTCAAAAATAGCCTTTGATTGAGCAACACTATTAACACCCATCCCATCCAAATTAATAGGGTTTGAGAATACTCCTGTTGTAAAAGTTCTGTTTGATTTTTCCGTAACACCTCTTGTAAACTCAAAATTACCTTGCGTCATACCTCCTCCAGCAACAAGTTGGAACCCAACTAAATTATCTGAGAATGTACCAGCGCCGGAGGCTGTCTGTGGTGGACACGTAAATTTTTCTATAGCCATTATTGAGTTATATTTGTGAAGTTTTTACTAAAATCAATATTATTTCCTCTATCTTGTCTAACTTCATATAGTAACTCATTAAATTGGTCTCTAATTTCATATAAGTTGTATTGTTTATATATGTTATTAGCGTTATCGTATAATGTGTAGATACCGTCATCCATAGATTTAGTTTGATTACCATAAAGAGCAATAGCCAATGTTGAAAAGTCGTGTTCAGCAATTTCAACATCCAAAGTTATTGGATTAAAGAATGTGTTTGAAATAATAACGTTTTGATTTGGTTGCCCAATATATGGTGTTGCTGTTGGCTTGTTTGTTGGTGCCGAAGACGGAGATAATGTACAGAACAATAAATTAGAGTTATTATCAGTATATTTATATCTTATCGCCTTTTGAGATGAATTGGTTAGATTTTGAATAACAGGTTCACAAAAGAATGATGATGTAATAATTCTAAAAAAGTTTGGTATTTTTGTCCCATCAGAGTTCAAATATTCAATTCTAAAACCAACTAATCCTTGACTAACAAACTTATTTCTATAAGTTGCTGGAACTTGATTTAAATCAAAAATTAAACCTTTAACATTAGGTAACGCAGATAAAACACCACAATCTAATATTGTTGTTCTTATTTGAGCTGGTCTAATAAAAATAGTATATATACCAATTTGGTTAAATTGTTCTGCCGGTAATTTTAAATTATATAAACCACCCAATATTTCAATACCATTATTAACCCCTGTGGTGTCATTATTATAGTAAGGTGTTAAAATAGATAACGCATCCAACTTTGTTAACACAAAGTTATCTGTCTCATCTCTTGATGGGGTATAATTTAAAATTATCTCAACATCAGCCGGACTTACGTCTGCCGATCTTATTGTTCCATATGTTCCTGTAGCCATATTATATTTTAGTATTTACATTAAAAAATTTATATCCGTATTTGACTAAATCACCTACGTTATCAACCTCACCCAATCGTTCAACCCTTTCAAGTGCTGAGTTCTTCCCTCGTTCTATAAATATGTTGGATTGTACTTCTGCTTCATCAATTATCCCTAATAATAATTCATTTTTCACAATCGGTTCACAAACTATCATATCTGAGGTTAAACCTGAAGATTTTGCAACAAAAATTGTTGTCCCATCTACCAAATCAAAGTAATCTATATCATTAATTGTATAGGCGGTATATAAATCAGTTGTACTAACACCTGAATATTTACCAATCATACCTGTATTACCCGTCACCCAAACATTTGGTTTATATTGAGTAGCACCATATTGTTTTAAATCACTTAATGATGACGTTGTATAACCTGTTATAAGAAAAGGTATTGATTGTCCCGTAAATGGTGGGACATTACCTGTATTAAATAACCATATATCGTCGGTTGTTGTATCACAACTTGAATCTCCACTGAATATATAATCATATGATAATAGAGTATTTACCCAATTACCACCCGCTGGCTTAAAATTTGCAGTACCTTTAGGGTTTGTTATTGTCACCCCCGTAAATGGTGTGTTAACAGTTTTTGTTATAATATTTGTTCCCCAAGGACTCATACCTGATAAAACAATGTTATAAGTTTTACCTGTTGTTACAGTAGGATAAGGATGCGATAACGGTGATGTTGATGTCACAGGTTCAACCGGTGCACCATCACCCCAATCAACCATATATGTCGAAAATTCCAAATACTTTTTAAACTCCGTGTCTGAGGTATTATAAAAAGAACATTTATATGGGTCCGTACTATTACCTGAAAAAACAAAATTTAACATTGTATTTTGTTGTAACACCATCCCATCAAATACAGAGTAATAACCAATATCCGTCACAGTTTCAGTTAATAAAATAGGGACCGTTAAACCAGTTAATAAAGAAGTACCTGATTTGGTTGTCGCCGATGAAATATTACTAGTGTTTGTTCCTCCTGACAATACTTCCGTCATTGACGAATACACGTAAGATGTCCCCGTTAAATTAATTTTAAAAGTTTGTGCAGGAATAATACAACACTTATTAACTATTCCGGAACCTGTTATAGTTCCAGCGTTATAAGTGACTTTAAAAATGTCTCCACTAATAAATTCAGGCGATATTTTAATATGATAATCTCTTTCTGTCATATTATGGATTTATATATTCATACCATTTTATTGGAACTGATGTTCCTCTTCTATTTGATGTCCCACTAATATTGTCCCAAACTTCGTATGTTTTTTCCGTATAATTTAACCTAACTTCATAGTAGAAATAATCTTCAGGATTAAATTTAAATTTATTACCAACTAATGAAGATTGTGGTCTATTCATCATTTTAACAAAAATCCCTAATCTAGCATCAAAGAATTTTGCTGTCATATAGAATTTACTAATATTTAAAAATTTTGTATTTCGTAACCAATATAAAAAGAACCCTTCTTTATCTCCCACATAATCCAATTTAAACGATGGTATTTTAATATTAATTGGTGGTTTATATGAACTAGTCAATCCGGTAACCGTAAACCCTTGTTGAACCGGTAATATTACCGTAAAATAATTTGTTTGTGTGATAGCGTCTGTACTATCATAAAAATCTAATTTAAAGAATGACTTGGTGAATGGTTTCACATAATAATATATTTCAATATTTGTAAAACCTTCAGGAATGTAACTAGTCACCCAATTATTAGCGGTAGACGTTAAAACTTGTGTCGATGGATTTGCCGGAACACCCCCATTAATACTAAAGAAATGAAAATCATATTTAATGTCTGTTTTAGTATCACTACTATAAGGCGCGTGAGCAAATCTTAATATCTCAAAATCACCAGGAAATCCAACAACCTGTTCAACCACATTCTGTTGATATTCTTCAACTGCGTCGTCTTGCCCAAGAAAATCCCATTTAATTTCAATCGGTATATTGATATATTTGTCGTCACCTTTTGGTAAGGTAAATTTATAACTGTTATTATTCACAATCGTCATTTGTTGGTTGAGCTGCTCCGTAAAGAACCGCGTAATTATTTAAACTACTTTCTATATAATTAGTTCCTTCAGGTATTATTCTAAAAATAAAATTCCCATATGGGTAATGTTTTCCATTTAAAAATGGATATTCAACACCATTCCCACTATTATCTTTAAACCCGTAGGAATACAAATCTCTCCAAATAAAAGAATTGTAAGTTGTCGAGAAATAAGAATAATCCGGAACATCCGCCATATCCTTAACACTTCCCGTTTCTATATAGTCAGAGTAATCTCTGAGTTTCATTTTATTATGTGGTTGATAATAATACCCTAATTGATTTTGATTAGAATCTGTTGTACTAATATCAAAAACAAAAGAGTTAAAAGTAAATTTATGTGAAATGTCACTAATCATTCTTTCCTTTTGTTCATAATCATTCCATTCATAAATTCCACCATCAACAACATCCCCTTCCTTTAAAGATTGTAAATATTTAAAAACATATGAAGTAGGTGTTGCAGGCATAAAAGTACCTAAAGGGTATGGTTGATTATTTTCATTAACAAAATTGGATAGTGAATTAGTCGATAACCACCAACTACTTGGGAATTTAAGTGGTGATAAAGGTAAATTAAATTCATACCCTTGTTTTAAACCTGAATTACCTAACGTCAATCCAAAATAACCTTTCCATAATGTTGTAATATATAATTCAGTTATTGGTCTTTTTTGATTGTCTCTTAATGGACTAACATCAATATCTTTATTAAAAGATAAACTATAGGATTGAGCACCTTCTTTAATAGAAACTCTTTTATTATTATTTGGTGTATAAACAGGACTTTCAAATTTCTTTTTTGCTCCAAATATGTTTTGTTCAAAACCTGCATTAACCATAACAGCATCATTAACATTAGTTAATAATTTATGTTGTAATACATAATACTTTGATGTTGTATCACCAGGATTTTCATAATTAATTATTCTCTTAAATGTCCCGTTATACCCTGAAACAAATTTTCCTGACGGATATCCAATATCATAAATGTTAAAAACATATTCGTCTGTTCCCGGCATACCATCACCTAACGCAAAGACTTGAAAGGTATCATTAGTAGTTATTGGTACACCTACTATTTTAATTTTAGCAAACTCACTAACTGATAATCCGTGTTTAACCGGACACACAAATCTTATAACTTTGTTACCATTAATAAATGTATTTGTTTTTTTAATCACAAATGGAATACCATCTGACACAACCCATTGTTTTAATGTTGAACTCATCCCATCGTAATATTGTAATGTTTTACTATACGAATTTTTATAAGGGTAACTTACAAAAAAATTCCAATTGTATGTTGATGCACTTCTTGACACAAAATTTATATGATTACTTGGTGGTTGAGTATAACCACTAACATTATAATCACTACGAACAAAATCAAACTCGTGATATTGGGGAAATCCTTGCCAGCTAATAGCTCCCGCACTTGCATTACATTGTTGTAACAATGATACATTTTCATTAATATAATATAAATTATTTTCTAATGGAGTGTAATTTGTTGACCCAGTGTACGCATTTTCATATAATAATTGGAATTTACAAACAGGTCTAAAGGTTGTTGATTTTTGTCTTTCATCATCATATAGTTGAGCAAGATTAACATCAATACTCCTATCAAACTCTTGTAAATTCTTTGAATTTTGAACTAAAGGTGTTGGTATAGACAAATCAGTATCTGTCGATGTTTTGTATCTTAATGAACCTAAAACAATTCTAATATTATCCATCTTAATTTACTACATTACTTGTGTTTATCCATTTGGTTCTAAATCTATCATAAGCCGAAGCTCCTCGTCTTAAACCAAAGTAAAAATGAAATGGTGCCCCTGTGGTAACTAATTGAGGGTCTACCGAGTTTTTATTCCAACGAGCCGTTTCAGCACTTAGTTCCACACCATTAGGACCATTTTTAATCGCATATATATACCCTTTAAAATACTGAGTTTCTTGACTAACGTTATTTCTAAAATATCTTGAACTTGGATTAACCCTATCTAATGATTGATATTTGTAAGAAAATATCTCACTTCCATTATAATCAAAAGCCCAATTATTTGATTGTAATCCAAATATATAACCTGTATCTCTAATAAGCCATTGTGACATTGGTACAACTTGTGAGTACACAGGGAAATTATTAAACGTACAATTACCCACTGATGTCCCTGAAGGATTTATAATAGTTCTTTTTGGTGTAATATAATCTCTTATTTGAGTGTCAGATGAAAAGAAAATACCTAAAACATTATCACAATCAAAAAAGATTGGATTTTGTTGTCCGGCAGGACTATCGGGATAATTAGCAGATTGAAATGGTGCAACACCTAACTCTGAATTAATTGAAATTAATTGTGAATAATCAGCGTCGATTTGTAAATTAGTTCCTTTTATACCATAGTCTCTTCTGTCATTAGTGAAATAAGTTAAAATATTAAGAGGTCCCATTAATGATTTTAAAGCGGTTTTATTAATAAATCGACTAACAATAAATAAATTAAGTATATCATCAACAGTTCCATAAGACGATGTGTCTAATTTATTTACAACATACCCATCATATTCATCTGACATAACTAATTCTTGTATATAGTCAGCTCTTGGACCTAAATCCATTATTGTTGTTGGGAATCCCATATTACCATTTGAATCGATTTTACTAAATTTATTTGTTGATGTATTATAAGGTGTTGCTCTATAATAAAAGTTTTTTGTTTTACTATAATATCGTATAGTATTGTAACAATGATTAAGTATCGGTTGATTTGGTGTTGCACTAGTTGGTGAAGAAAAAGTAATTCCATTTTTAAATGGAAATGCGTATAAAACTCCATTAATCCAATTATTACTAAACCTATGTGAGAATACATTTCGACAAGCACCAAGCATTACCATATTTCGAGCAATCCACTCAAACATTAATAACCAATCGTTTCCTAACGAAATAAAAATTGTTGTAATAAATTTATAACACCCATATTCAAATATTGTTTTACCATTAAACTCTTGACAAGAATGTCCTTTAATTACTATAGAACCATTTGATGTTCCTGGTTGTGTAGCACAATCATAACATTCTAAATTAACTGAACCTTCACAGGTAAATGAGTCAAATACCCTAGCAATACCTGGTGACCCGGCATTATCCGCCAAAGTATATGCTAAATCACCTGAACTAGCACTTCCGGTAGAAGATTCACTACTATTAATACCAATAACTCCATCATCAGGAATTAAAAACATTTGGAAATTATTATTTTTTTGTAAAACCATACCATTACAACAATATTCTTCAACAGTTGTTGATGTTGGTAGTCTATCACTTCTCATAACAATTTGATTACCACCAATTCCTGACGAAAACTGTAATGTATTACCAGTTGTGTTATACATTGGTGTATAATACGTTGATGTAATTGAAAAAGGTTTTGCAGTGTCTGAAGTATTAAACTGTGTTATTGGAGCATCATCCCAATCATTCCAATAATTGTTATTACTATTTTGTAAATCTAAATTAGTATACATTATTGGACCCCCTTCAATTAATTCATATGGGAAATAACCTTGATTATTACCCGTATTTGGAGTATATATAACAAATGAGTCTAAACGATTAATAGAAAATGGCCAAGCATTATCATATTTCCATTCCCAAATTCTCCAACTAAATCTGTTATCAGGACTAACATTTAAACCTCTACTTAGATTTTTACGAGCCACCGAATTATCAATAACTCCGTGTGTATTACCAAGAACACCCCCACAACTAGGTGTAAACTGTCCCCAAGAATTAGTATCCATACTTGAATAATAACTAATTAAATTGGAATTAAATCCTGAATAACCCGAATTTACAATACCTGTGTAAACAAATAATGTTCCACCAGTATAAGCACTTATTGGTCCAAAAGTATTATTAAGTTCCGGTTTATATGAAAATGAATTAAAATATAATTTTTGACTCGAATAAGAATCAGTACCAACATTACTGTTACTTAAATTAGAACTTAAATGACTAACATTTTTATAACTTCCTTGAATAGGGATATTCATATAATAAAACCCTCTTACCTTTTTATCACCCTCATTAGGGTATCCAAACAATCTACCTAAACCATACTCAATTGGTACTTTAGGAGTATAAGGGTCAACCCCTCTATTTAATATTAAAACACAAAGCTCGTTATGGTCTCTAACATAACTCATAGGTCTACTAACAAAATTATCCTCAATTAATATATTATAACCAAAAGCGTCTATCCCGTATTCTTGAGCAATTAATGTTGTATTATTTAAATAACGATTATTTAATGAATCGGGTCCAGATAATGAACTACATTGACCACTAAATTGACTATAAGTCATACCTGTAATTACTTGGAAATACTCAATATCAGTTGGGAATTTATGATAATTATTAGCTGTTGTTGCCGTTATATTAACTTGATATGATTGAGATGAAGTACCTAAACCATTAGTGTTTGCATATGTAACATTTATATTAGTTAACCCTGTTGTAGTAAGGCCAGTAATTGCATTATTACCATAAACATTAAGTGTCCCACCTGTTACATTAACATCTTTACTGACTGTTGGATTTTGAAACGTAATTATTGTACCTCCTGTTAAAGTTTGCACAGTAGCTTTATCACAAATAATTACAATAGTATTATCTTTGTGAGTTTGTGATTGTTGAGGATTGAAATTAACTGAAATCCTATTTACCCCACCACCAGGATTGTTTGCGTCCTGATTAAAATATTTAGCTTTAACATTAAATAAATTAATTCTATCGGGTAACGGTAAACTAGTTGTATATATGTATCTATTTAAAGCTGTGTCAGCATTTTGAGTTATAGTTAAATAAGGAGCCCCAATATTTTCTGAGGCGTATTGATTATCATACATTAACCCACCAAATTCTTGAGCATATATCTGTACACGTTCAGGGTAAATTCCGTTAAGGTTGTCAGGATTTCTTACCGGTAAATCATAAGCCCCAACATTAAACAGAGGAACTATACCAGGAGAAATATTTACGGATGTAACTGTAGTATCTGACTTTATCGACGGACAAGGTTTTGATTGATTAGTTTGTGCCACAGCCGCTGCTCCCGACCCATCATCAGTCCCTTCGTCACCTGTTTCCGATTTAGGATTACATTTACATAATTCACAATCAGGATAAGTTAAAATTGGAACTTTTATACCACTTAAATCAATTTTATCTAATTGTTTTTTTAACCATCTAAAAAATATCGCTAATCCAAGATAAAACACCCCTAACAAAACGAAACCAACAATTAAACCTAACGCCGGATACGACGTTACGGATAAAACAAAAGCATTTGCTGATTGATATACCGCCCAACCAATAAATATATATATTACAAATTCCCGTACTAACCAAATTACAAAATATAAAATGTGCATTAACAATATTAATGCAAAAAATACCGGTGTTAATATAATACTAAAAAACATAAAAATGATATACAAAATATCAAATCTAAAATTACCATCATTTGTTGGAAATCTATTATTAAGCCCTATACAAGTTTCATCTAATATATTTTTAATACCAATATATCGTTCTATTCCAGTACCTTCTCTTCTACCACTAATAAATTGTGACACAGTGTAAACTTTATTATATTGCATTAAATAAAATTTATCTCCACAATTAATCGCCTCTTGGACAATTTTTTGAGCCGTAACATTATCTGATGTTGACCCTGTATAGGCATAATCATTCCAATCAACACTAAAAGCGTACGATTGTTGTTGATTACTCCCATTATATTCTTTAATGTTTGGAACTAAAAAATTACCTCGTTTTACTGATTCACCTAAAGATGGTGATTGAGCCCATTTAATTTTAAATCTATACTTTGCCTTAGTTGGGATTCCAATTTCAGGGTCGTTCGATAAAACTTGTTCACCAAACTCATTAGTTATATAATAATCAAGATTCATTGGAACATCTATCATCCAAGTACCGTTTTCATCAATAACTTTACCACCATTTTCTAAAGTAAAGTTTTCTAAAATTGGTCTACCACTAGAATCTTGTTGGATTGTTTGTCTAATCGCCAAGATGTCTCCGGGGCCAACCGTTAAATTACATAAATGCCCCGACGAACTTGTTGGTCTACAACCTGTAGACAAAGCACTACTATTAGGTCCTGATATTATTGAACCCATAAAAACTGAAGTGGGTTGTATATCAACATTTGCCTCACTACTTAAATCAAAATCAGTTCTTGTTATACCTAAATTACAAACTTCAGGTTGACCCCATAACGGTTCTACTTCAATAGATTTACTAAGATTAATAATTTGTGGTAATTCACGTAAATTACTTGATGATTTAAAATTGGTTCCCGACACTTGATATTCAGTTGCCAACCCCATTCTAATTAAATCTTGAGGAGATAATGAGAATTCACCAATATCAGATAAATCAACGTCCATAACAATAGTATGAGAACCCACAGGAACACCAAATATCATATAATCACCACTATCATTAGTGGTTGCATTATATTTGTAATATTTGTCGTAAACTTCAATTAAAATTGGGTCCGTTAAAACATCTTTTCTTGTAAAGAAAGTCCCAGTAGGAATGTGAGCACTATATGATTTAATATAAGGTAATAAATTATATCTATATCCATCATCATTATTATCTAACAATGTTTTATACGGATATAGTTCCGATATAATAGGGTCTTTTTGGTCTACACTATCAATAGGAATAAAGATAGAAACTTTAGCGTTTGGAATACCAAAACCATTGTTAACACTAACACGTCCAACAATAACACCATAATCGGAGCATTGTCTTGTGTAGATATCACTTTGCAATATTTTTAAGGAGAGAATTTCTAAATGCTCGAATTCTTGTTCAATTAATACTTTCAAAGAAGTATCGACACCGACCTTCGTTCTTACTCTATATGACTTTGACATTTTTTATCTTTTTAAATAAATAGTTTATACACTATTTTTAAAAGATAATTCATAATTTTTAAAAATAAATTATGTTTAAAACTTATATTTTTTGGTGAAATTAATTGGATTAGAGTTATTTTTTAAGTAATCGTAAATAATATTTGAGATATCATTCGGAATTTTATTATCAATACTTGTATGTGTTGTTTTAGGGATTTTTAAATTAAGGATATTGGTAACATTATTTTTTAAACCTCGACTAACCACCCCACCCGCATTGGTAAAGAAATAAAAATTATCAGCCCATTTTTGTGATGTAAAATTAATCACATATTTAACATTGGATTTAACTTTATAATCAAAATTATTATGTAATTTATCAGCGTTATCTAAAAATATCACTAAATCAACAGAAACGTTATTAGTACTTAACTTATCTAAAACTTCCGTCAAACCATACCCACCAACACTATGCCCAACTAATATTATTTTACCTTTAGGTTTAAATAATCTATAATAATAGACAGTTTCATACACGTCTTCAGGAGTTAAAGTATAACTATGAGTCCCAACATAAGTAATAACTTTAGTTGTTGAATTATTTAATTTGTTTTCAATTAACCCTAACCCATCAATATCTCGGGACTTTGTAAAATCAACCTGTGTTTTATTATAATCAATTGCGTCAGTAAATGGGTTATTAGCGCCTTGCACCACAATTATTAAATTTTCAGTGTTTTTGTTAAAATAAGATACTTCATTATGTAAAGTTTCCAATTTTCGTCTATCATAAAATAAACGACATTCGCTAATTATAAAAATAACAGAAATTAAAACTATTAAAGTTTCAAACGATTTTAATTTATTAAATTTTTTAAAAAAATAAATGAAAATAACTAAACCAATAATAAATCTAATGTTTAAAATTAAACCATTAAATATTGATTGAGCCCACGTTCCATTGTTACCTTTAATAACTTCAAGAAAATCATATAATACATCCATTCTCTAAAAATAAGTAACTAATATTACTCTATCAAGAGAAGTTGACAGTTTTTAAATTTTTAACCCTAATGTTTATATCTTTATTAGGATATTTTATTTGATATGTTTGGTTTGGTTCCGCAAAAATTGTATCGTCAATCAATTCTATTTGATGTGTGGTACTATTCAAATATCGTTGAGATGTTTGAGACGATGAGTATTGTCCACCCACTTGATTAAACACTTGAATATCCGATAATGATATTACCCCATTTTCACTTTGTATTAATCTTCTTAATTCGGAAATATTAACATTTTCACCAAGTTGTCTATTTAATGGGTCGAAATATTCTGACACAATTGTAATAATTTGTGAAATAACTGTTCCTTGGTTTTGAGTATTATCTAAAACAACATCAATATTAAAACTTAAATCAATAACATTAGCACTTTGTATTGAAACATAATCATTTATCATACGATAGTTTGATAAATAATTTGCAACATTATTTTTTAATGTATTTGAAATTACTTCTGTTAATCTACCTGTTTCATCATAAGATAACATTTGAACCACTATTTTATTATTATTTTCTGTAATAGATACCTTAGCCGGTGCTCCAAATTGTGAAGGCATTGTTCTAATTATAGATTCATAATCATTAACAGTAACCGCTCTTTTTTGTGATGAGAAATTATACGAAACTAAATTCCTTACTTCCTCAGTTGTTGGAAAACTTGCACCTCCAATAGCTGCCGTTACATTTGTACATCTTAATGAATTTACTACAGTTGTGTTAATACTATCTGAAGGTCCATTAACAAAGAACGAGACCGTACCTATTTGAGTAATAGCGTTAACACCAATATTACTACCAACACCACCACCAACTCTATATTGTATGAATAACGTTGTATTTGGTTTTAAAGTACTACCTAACGCTAAGTTGTTAGAATACTTATATAGATTTAATTGATATCCATCTCTAGCAAATTCTCTTAACTGTTCATCAGCAGATTGAGAACCTCCACCAAAAGTTATTTTTAAAAATCCTTCAGGTGTAAATTCACTAATAAACTTAGTACTAGTTTGAATATACTTACCAACCTTAATTCCCGGAGAATCCGACACTTTTGTTGGGTCTTCAACAAACACTCTATCTTCCGCTAAAGCGTCCACTTCATACCATCTGTTATCTAATCCTAAGAACTCTTGTACTGACGGAATATTAGTATACTGAGTACTGTCTTTTAATAAAACACTAGTAATCCCCAAAACATTTTTATCAGGTAAGAATAAATCGTAAAAAGGTTTAACATCATTTGGTGTAATTACCTTCTTAAATACTTTTGTTGTTCCATTCACAACAGTTTCTCGTTTAGTAATGGTATAATTTAATAATTTATTATTTGAATCAAAATTAGGTATTTTTAATCTATTAGGGAATCCCTCACCATTAATTGGTGATGCAAAATCAATATCATAAACCGTTTCAAATACTTGTCCCGCACCATTAACTTGTGACCCTCTTCTCAAAATTCCACAATATCTTAAATCTTCTTTATCACCAAACGCGGGAACTGTAATTGAAAAATCAACTAAAGCGACTGATGGTCTCATTCCCGGAACTTTTAATCCGTAAGTTTTTGCTATATTAAAAACTGATGACCTTTGTTGAGCATATTGAAGAACAGTTTCTTGTACACTTCTATCAATATTAAATTGTAAGTTGTCCGTTACAGCGGCATTTAAATCTAATAATACTGAAAATACAGAAGCATCATTAAAGTTTTGAATCGTATCAGGGTAATACGTTTTAGTAAAGTTAATTAACTCTGTTCTAATTGATTGGAAATCCCTTGTAGTATAGGAAATTTTCTTATTTGCCATAATTTTATATATTAATAATTACAAAGTCACTACTATTAAACACATCATCGTTGATGGTATAATCAATCTTAACTTTTGCTGTATGTTCTTTATCCGACATATTTGGTACACGAAATATTCTTTCGTCATTATCATTAATGTAACTACCCTTATCTTCATCACCATCTGAAGCCGCTTGAATACTAATATTAGTAATTCTTATTCCCGGTAGATATACTCCAGCAGATTCTCTTATTTCAGATTCTATTTCTGAAAATGTTGGTCCATCCAATGGTTCAAAAATAAATTCATATAATCTTGTTCCAAAATCTGGTAAATAATATCTACTACCCTTTTTAGATAATAAAAGGTGTACTAAATTAGACCGTATCTCTTGGTCATTATAATCCGATAAATCTAAATATTTTCCATCAAAAGAATCTCTAAAAGGAAAAGTTAAACCATATGTTGTTCCGTCTGCCATAACTATAAATATAGTGTCGTCACCATTTTTTATAAATACCCTAAAATAAAAAATCACGACCGAAGTCGTGATTAATGTTATTATTATTTTAATTCAATTAAGAACCACATCCGAAACACTCAAACTCAGTATCTGTCGGTTTTTGGGTTAATTCAACTGTTGGTTTCTCAATTGGTTTTGGTTGACCTACTTTTGAGATGTCCACCGCCAAGTGTTTAGCTCCGGTTGATATCGCCTTTGTTCTAACATAATAACAAAGAGTTTTCAATCCTTTACCCCACGAATGGAAGTGTGATGATGAAATCTTTGATAATGTTGGATTAGACATATATATATTCATTGATTGTGATTGGTCAATGAATGGTGCTCTGTCAGCCGCCATATCAATTAATTCTCTTTGAGATATTTCCCAAATTGTTTTGTATTTTGGAATTAAATGTTCAATTCTTTTAACTTTCTTGTTGTAATTTTTATCTTCTTGGTCAAGATAATTATTAAAGTTAATATTTTGAATTGACCCTTCATTCATAATGATTTCATTTTTCAAATCTTCAGACCAAATGCCTATTTTTTCAAAATCACTAATTAAGTATTTGTTAACAATTAAGATTTCACCCCCAACTACACGACGATTAAATAATGCCGAGTGAGCCGGTTCTGTCATTTCAAATGAACCTGTAATCTTAGCTGAAGACGCAACTGGCATCTGAGCCGTGAATAACGAGTTACAAACCCCGTGGTTAGACACTTCTAACTTAAGTGAGTCCCAATCCCACATTCTTCCTAATCCTTCATAATCTAATCCCCACATATCAAATTGGAATATACCTTTTGACATTGGTGAACCTTTAAAGAATTTGTATGGTTTGTATTCACCTGATTTACATAATTCCATACTTTCGGTGATTGCCGCAAAGTAGATGGTTTCAAAAATTTCTTTGTTTAATTGTTTCGCCTCTTCAGATGTGAAGATATAATCCATTAAGAAAAATACGTCAGCAAGACCTTGAGTTCCAATCGCAATTGCTCTTTGTTCTAAACCACCTTTTCTACCTTGTTCAGTTGAATAACTATTAATGTCAACAACTTTGTTAAGTGCTCTAACAACCTTTCTAACTTCACTATAAAGTAATTTGAAGTCAAACTCTCCTTTAACAATAAAGTTCTTCAATACCATAGATGATAACGTACAGATTGCTGTAGTGGTTTCATCAGTATATTGGTAAATCTCATTACATAGGTTAGATTGTTTAATTACCCCAATGTTTTGATGATTTGTTTTTCTATTAGCACTATCTTTAGAACATAAGTAAGGAACTCCTGTTTCAACCTGAGATTCAATAATTTTATTCCAAATTGTCTGTGCCTTTACTTTTTTACCAAGACCAAGTTCAACCGCTTTGTTGTAGTTTGATTCGTACTCATCACCATAAGCTTCTTGTAATGGTTTAATACCCGCTTTGATAATATCGTTAGGACAAAACAAATACCAATCACTATTGTTCTTAACCGCATTCATAAAGTTGTCCGGTAACCAAATTGAAGTAAATAAATCTTTTGCTCTCAACTCTTCAGCTCCTGTATTCTTTTTGATTTCAAGTAAATCAATGATATCTTTATGCCAAGGTTCAATGTATATAGCAGCACTACCCGGTCTTCTCCCTTGTTGATTAAAGAATCTTAATCCTTCGTTAACAATCTTTAGGTATTTTAATAAACCACCCGCAAATCCACCTGACGAGTTAATACGACTCTCTTTACTACGAATGTTAGACATACATAGACCAATACCAGCTGCGTCAGACGAATATGTTGAAATGTCGTTGAATGTTTGTAATAACCCTTCTCTTGAATCCCCGTGATTGTATTTCAATACACAAGACGCTAGTTGAGGTGTTTTAGTTCCCGCGTTAATCATAATTGGTGTTGCAGGAGATATAACTTGGTTTGATAATGATTGATAATACTCAACCGCCTGTTCAAATGATTTAGTAACCCATAAAGCCACTCTCATATACATATGTTGAGGTCTTTCAATCACTCTACCTTCAGGATTTTTTAACAAATACATTTCTTGTAACGATTTCCACGCAAAATAATCAAAATTGTAATCATTCTCGTGATTTATTACAGAATCAATATTTTCAGCACCATATAGTTCAATAGTTTCCATTAACTTATCGTTAATGATACCATCAACGTGTAATGTGTGCATTGTGTTACAAAAACTATCATCAGTTTCTTTGTGGTATGCAGAAATAGCCACAGAAGACGCCAATCTTGAATAATCGTGGTGACTTCCGGTATAAGCCGCGGCAATCTCGTAAACCAATTTATCCAACTCTTTGGTTGTAATAACACCCTCTGTTGGAACCGAAGTAATCACCTTAATGAATACCTCATCCGCATTTACGTTTAATCCTCTTGCAGCACGTTTAACTCTATTATAAATTTTTTGGGGGTTGAACGAAACTTCGTCTCCCCCTCTTTTTCTTATCTTTAATGACATCATATTAAAAATCGTCTGTAAATGTTAATGACTCACCCAATTTAGCCTTTTGGTACTCCATAGTTCTTGATTCAAAGAAATTACCCTTTGTTTCAACAGCGATTTGTTCCATAAACTTAAATGGTTGTTCTACGTTAAATTGTTTTTTACAACCAAATTTAACTAATAACCCGTCTGTTACGAATTCAAGATATTGTTTCATCAAGTTTGAATTCATACCAATTAAAGATACCGGTAATGATTCTGTTATAAATTCTTTTTCAATTTCTAATGCAGATAGTAAGATTTCTTTAATTCTTTTTTCCGTTGGTTTGTTCTCAACGTGATTGTTAATCAAATGAATAGCAAAATCACAATGTAAGTTCTCATCTTTGAAGATTAATGAATTAGCATTACACAACCCTTGCATAATTCCTCTTGATTTCATCCAAAAGATTGAACAGAATGAACCGGAAAAGAAGATTCCTTCAACCGCTGCGAAGGCAACTAATCTTTCTTGGAAAGAAGAATTCTCAATCCAATCAAGAGCCCATTTAGCTTTCTTTTGAACCGCTGGTAATCTATCTATCGCGTGAAAACATTCGTCTTTCTCTGTTTCATCAGAAACATAAGTGTCAATCAATAATGAATACATCAACGAGTGAATGTTTTCCATCATAATTTGAAATCCGTAGAAGAACTTCGCTTCAGCATATTGAACCTCTTTTAAGAAATTCTCAGCCAAGTTTTCATTTACAATACCATCAGACGCTGCGAAGAACGCTAATATATTTTTAAGGAAATATCTTTCATTATCAGATAGGTTTTCCCAATCTCTAATATCGTTAGATAAATCTACTTCTTCTGCCGTCCAAAAAGCCGCTTGATGTTGTTTATAAAATTCCCATATATCATTATGTTCAATAGGGAAGATAACAAATCTATCATTATTTGGTTCTAATATTTTTTCTTTCATTTTTAAATTAATTTTGTGTTTGGTTTTTTTCTTTTCTTTTGTCTAACAAGTCTTTGATTCTTTGTCTATTTCTTTCTTCGGTTTGTTCTTCTAATCCTAAGAATGTTACTGAACTTTCTGTGTCAATCTCCAACATACCATTATCAAATTTACAATTTTCAAATACAACCCCATCATCACCAATACGTGATTTAGTAATTGCAATCGTCGCTAGTTTCATTTCTTTTTGTTGTAGAGATTTAGCCACGGAAATGATTACGTGTCCAACCTGTGCTTTTTTGATAGAACCACCCATTTGGTCAGTGGTTACAACATCAGAAGATATTGAACTTCTATTCCCTTGAGTCGCTGTCCACCCTACCAAGTCAAGTTCGTGACACATAGATTCAAAACCTCTCATCACAGACCCTTCAGATTTCCATTCATCCCCCAAGTTTTTATCCGGAACTACACAATCAATGTAGTCCAATAATACCATATCAACTTTGATTCCTTCCGAAATCATTTTTCTGATTTGATTTTTAATCTGCATCATTGTTACAGTGTCAGATGGAAGTTTTTTAAGTATCAATTCATTAGGCATTTTCTCCTTAATTTCTTGAACTTTAATCATTACTTCATCTTTTCTTAAAGACAAATCATCCGGATGGATTTTTGTCCATAATGTAATGTGTTTACGTTGAATAATCTTTGGGTTATCCTCAAAGAATATTTGTAACACGTTGTATCCCAAATTAAATGCGTGATTCGCAATTTTTGTAAGTAATGTTGATTTACCTACACCTGTTGGGGCTAATACCACACCGATTTCACCTTTAGCAAGACCACCTTTTAAGAGTCTATCTATACCCGGAATACCCATTGGTATTGGGTGACGATAATCTTCGTTTAGAACATCATCTAAGTTACTAAAAACACTTTCCGTCCCCTTATCGTGTTCTCCTACTTGTAATGCTTTACTAACCATCTCTTCTAATGTGTCATAACTCTCAAATTCGCCAGTGTCGATGATTTTTTGAGCTTTAACCATTACTTTCTGTAACTCCTGTTGTTTACAGAACTTCATCGATTTTTCTTGTACAAATTCAGCTCCTTCAAGCGTAGACTCCTTAACTTTTGTAAGAGTATCAATAATGATTTTAGCCGCTAGAGGTTGTTGTATCTCAGATTTTGTAATTTGTTCTAATGTGTCAAAGGTTGGTGTGTGTTCGTATTTTGTGTAATACTCTTTAATCATTTGAATGATTAATTTGAAATATTTATTCTCAAAATAACTTGTTT